AATATCCCTTATAATACCTTGTTTTGCTTTGTCAGTTAATTTTATACCAAAGAACTCTGTTTGCTGATTGACATATGTTTTAAGTTGTGTTAATTCTGCATTTGCTTTTGCTATAACTTTGTCTCTTTCCTTTGTTACCTGTAATGTCCGATCCCCGGTTATCTTCTTTATTTCTGTTGAAATCAGTTTATCTGCTTCATTATCGATTTCTCCTGCTTTATCACGAAGTTCTTTTGCACTATACTCATCAATTTCTGCCTGTGCCTGTTCTTGTGCTTTATCTTCAGCAACACCGGCTGTAACCAATTCATTTACTCGTACAAAAAGAATCTTCTGTTCAGAATCAAGATTCTTTACTCCTTGCAGAGAAACAATTTCTTTGTTATTTAAAAAATCTTCAATCTTTCCACCATCCTTTATATGTTTAACAACTACTTTTGCATCTTCAGGATAATCATCAAGTTTAAATTCCTGTTTTGCATCTTCAATTTTTTTTGAAATCTTTGTCTTGAATTCTTCCGGGGTATCGTTTTCCAGTTCTATTCCAAGATCTGATGCAAGAGGTTTATAACTTGTCTTAGGTTCGATTTTCTTTTTCTTATCATCTTTCTCGTCTACCGAGAAAATGTCAATGAACTTTTCTTCCTCTTCTTTCTTACTTTCCTCCTTTTTACTTTCCTCTTCTTTCTTACCTTCTTCTTCCTTTTTATCTTCTTTTTCCTTTTTACCTTCCTCTTCCTTTTTATCCTCTTCCTTTTTATCTTCTTCTTCCTTCTTATCTTCTTCCTCCTCTTTGTCTTCTTCCTTTTTATCTTCCTCCTTCTTTCCTTCTTCTTTACTTTCTTCCTTTTTATCTTTCTCTCCAGATTTATCTTCTCCGGGTTTTTTCCCTATGTCAAAAGTGAAATCATCTTCTTCGGTCACTTCTTGACCTTTTTCCTCTTTTTCCATGATAATAATAATTTATATAAAACAAAAAAATTAAACTTCAAACGGATTGGTAACAGATGTTTTTTGTTTCTGTATACTTGCCTTGGCTATATTATTCTGGAAATCCATTGTCGCCTTCATACCATCTTTAAGAGATTGTATTTCCTTTTTACCTTCAGTCCTGAGAACTTCCATTTCCTTGTCATGATTTTGACGATCTTCACGATCCTCACGAGCCATTTCAACATTTGTCTTAGTCTGGTTCTGTTGTGTCTCTTGTGATACTCTTTCCTGATCTTGACGGACCCTGGCAATTTCTTCATGAGCCTTATCAAGAATCTTAATTGCTGCAGCAAAATTAGTTTCCATATAGAATTTGGCTACATCTTTTGTACGAATTTCACTGGCATTAATCTCAGCTGGAAACAGACCTTCAAGTTTCATAAGAATATCACGTTCCTTTTTACCATCGGTAACAGATACACCATAATTGTCCCAAACAAGATTTTTTGTACTTACAAGATATGTAATCTGATCTTCATCAAGAATGAACTTCCTGCCATCAAGACCAAGATATGTTTCATTAAGTTTTGTTTTCTCAGCAAGTTTCATCAGGACTCTTTCAATATAACCAGTTATAAAATAGAAAAGATCATATGTCATTGATCTTGATGCTTCGATATTATTCACGTTGGCTGTAGCTGTCATTGTTGCTTTTGTTGTTCCCTGGCGATTATCATTCATCCCTGTAATACGGTCCATTACTCTTTCGATATCCATTGCCTGATTAAGAAGGACCATAAGAGATTGACTTTCACCAAGATTTATTGATCCTATTCCAACTTTATTACTGTCAGATTCTATTCCGGACCTATTACCTTCTGCAGATGAATTATATCTTACAACTCCATCTTCACTAATACTATGGATGATATCAATGAACCTTTTGTTTTTTGGAAGAAAAGCATCATCATAGATTAAAGTATCTCCACGAAGTTTCCGGATTTCTTTATTCATCATAAACCGGATATCATCATAGATCCTCTCAAGTTCATAAATAATTTCCTGTACCGAGACCCTGAATCCATTGACAGTATTAAAAAGCATTGCTGTATAATCAAATTCCGTACGATAAATACCATTATCATTAAGACGTTGAATGATATAATCTTCTTTTTTTGCTTTGGTATAAATCCCTTTATGAATCCTTGCCGCAGTCCATAACACCTCCCGGTATCTCTTTTCAAGTAGATGTTCACCTGTTAATGCAAAATGAATATTATCTTCCTTCTCGAGAGTTTTTTTGTTTTCATTATAGTATTCCATACTTAGAGTACGTTTGTAAGGAACATCAGAGTTTTTTGCCGGAGATGTCTTACAGACTACAAGTTCCAGACCTTTCCATTGTATTGTATAGACAGGTAGTGCCGGATGACCATCCATCATTTCAATAGCACCTTCTTTTTCATCTTGCGAATTGAATCCGTCTTTTATATTTTTTAATTCTCTTTTCTGATCATCATCAAGAGAAAATTCCGGGTTACTCATTATCTCATGATAATACATGTAACGAACTTCTCCAAAATATGGAGACCTTGTAAGAAACAAATCATTGACGTTTTCTTCAAACATGGCATACTTAGGTGGTATCGCACGATAAGTGTCAACACCATCAATAGTTCTTTCATTCTTACCAAATACCTCGGCAGCAATAGTAAGATCACAAAAATTAAGATAGAATTGAACCTTTAATTTTTCATTGACCATCTTATCTTCAACTATTGCCTGCATAGCAATTTCATTCTCTAACTTAAAATTATTTATACCCCATGTTGATTTGTCATTGATATCCGGAAGTTTCATACCGGAATAAACATCATACCCCAATGAACGTACCTGATCCAGTTGTGGTTTGGCAAGTGCCATACCAAGAATCTGTGTGTACTTATCCATTTTTCTGTTGCGGGCATCGCGATTAGTAGTACTTACTGTCGGGGATATACTTATCTCAAGAAATTCTCCATGAAGTTGTTTCAGTTTGGATCTTCCTAATCGGTATTTAACATATTTTGTTTTAGATTTCTGACCAGTCATCTTGGTTATAGCTTCAATTTCTGCCTGATCAATAATGCCATTGTGTGAATTATAGAGTTTCTCAAGACGTTTCCGTCGTTCATACCTGGATTCCCATTGCATTACCGCATAGTCGAGAATATCACGTACTCCTTGATTCTTCGTACCTCCCAATGAAAAATCTTTATCAGTAATTTCCGGGAATGGCATTTTTCGCAAATTTTTTCAAATGTACAAATAAATATTTGATATAAAAAATTTATTATTCTTCTAAATATTCTACCCTGTCAATCCCGTCTCCCGGTTTCCATCCTCCTTCACCTTCCATATTTCTTGATTTATCAATTTTAACAAACTCTTGTTCTGATGGAACAAGTATTGCATTACCATCTCCATCGAATCTCCACTTAGGTTCTGCATATGCCGGATCATTCTCACTTTCCCCTTTTCTTGGACGAGTACGCATATCTTCTATACGCATGATAGAATATGCAAGAGCATCAACAGAATCCCAGTCTGTACCTATATACTCTTCATCATATGCAAGAAGATCTCTTAATAATTCAGGATATTGGCAGAATTGTACATAATCTTCCACCCATGATTGTACAATACCAAGTATCAAAGGTTTACTATATCCGGTCATCTTAGCTCCAAACTTATGTCTCTGTTCAGATTTGGGAGCATCAAACGCTTTAGGTCGCGGGGAAAGAAACTTTCTTCCTCCATTCTTTAAAAAATAATCTATGACAAAATCCTGTTCTGCATTACACATAGTATTTTTAACAAGATTATACCAGACTGATATTTTTAAGCAATTTTCAAAAAAAATCTCTTTCCGTGCAGGACGTTTATAATAAAGACAAACAGGATATTTCGCCCGATGGATTCCTTCATTTACAAGATTAACCTTATCTCCCTGACGTGTTACAATCATTGCACCAAGAGATTTAAGAGTCTGGGTCTGGTCCTGGTTATAACTATCAACACCACCAATATCAAGATCAGTCATGTCAATACGTGGCATTTGATATACCCATATTATTTCTCCATCCGGATCTCCTTTCTTTGCCGGACGATGTTCTACCTGTAATGGTTCTCTGATTCTTTTTATCCCATCATCAATATCATAAACCCAACTTAATACAACAGGACGATAATTATTTGGTTCTCCTTCAATTGTAAATAACCTGTCATAAATCTTTTCATCATTAAAGTTGTTTGATCCTCCGGAAGTAAAGGCTTCTTCAACCGTTAAAGGATAATTCTGGTTGTGCTCCTTAAGTTTTTTCTTATTCGGAAGTTTTGCATATTCAACTCTTTTTGCCAGGATATATTGTTCCGCAGCTTTGATATCTTCACAACCAATTCTTTGAAAAGGTTTTAATTCACGAAGATTGGGAATGGAATCAATCTTTTTACTATTATCTTCATCGATAAAATATTCATCGAAAGGATTCCCAAAGAAAGGATAGTATAATCTTGTCCCTGGTATCCAAAATTTTTCCAGCCCATAGGTTTCAGCATTATCCCAAAAATCCTTAAAATCTTTAGATGTAGATAAAATGTTGCCGCCGGTCCCATAGATATAAAATGTTCCTAACATTAATATCCCAAATTCAAGAGCTGGTTTAATAGATTCAAATGCTTCTCCAAGTAATTTGAATTGTCCACATTCTTCAAATATAACATCATGAAAATATTCACCTTCAAGTTTTTTTGCATCATCAAAAAGAGTAGCAAAAGATAATCTACCACCGTAACCGTCATCAACAAAACCACCAATAGGATCCTTACGTTCATACCCAACATGATACATCGAGTCATTATCCTTCAGTACGTTTAATCTTAATTCATCATGAAATTTTGATTGGGCTGAATCAAACTTTTTACGAAGTCCAACCTGGTAAGTGTCAAGTCCGGCTGCAATAGCTCCCCTATATCCTTCTATGAATCTGATCCCGTAACTAAGTATTCCTCCTTCAGATTTTTCAGATAATCCTTTACGTCGAGCTTTGACTGATACAATACCTGTCTTTTGATTCTTCTTGACATATTCTACAAGATTGAAGTATTCCAGATCAAGATCCACATACATTGGATATGACGGTCCGCGAAGTCCTTGTAATACAACAAAATTGATATAAAAATAATACCTCCCTGGAATATGTATTCCTCCGGTATCATAACCATTTATACAACGATCAAACTGTTCGTCCCAAAAATCTCTATATTTCTGTGTATCCTGTACTCTGGGATTGATTTTACCATCCGCCCAGATAGGTATATTGCCAGCAACAGGAGCCGGTTGAAATCCTTTTACCTTGATAATCGGAGTATAAGGTTTCTGTATCATTTAAATCCAATACTTTCAGTTTTCTGTTCAGTTATTTCACAAGTGTAATCATATTTTCTTTTATAAATAGTTATCCCAAATATCTTTACATGATATGTAATTCTCAAAAAAAGGTCGAATAATTTATCTTTAAAAAAGAAAGACTTTGCTTCTTGTTTCTTTTCGATTTGAATCATATACTTTGTTTATATTCTCTGTAATCTTTTTGGTTTCTTTGCCATTGTTCAAGATATGACAATTTTTTCTTTCCTTTCAACTCTATTTCTTCACTCTCTTCTATATCAAGTTCATGTTCTATTGTCTTGATCCTATCCATAAGAAATGACATTGTAGAATCGAGTTCTTTTAACCTGGTAAATGTAGTAGTCTCCTGAATAGTCTCTTTCTGCAGTCCTTTGATTCTTGATTTATAAATATCAACAGTTTCCCTGCGAATATCAAAGATCAGGGATTTATAAGCATCCATTCCGATTAAAACATTAGGAGTTTCTGGTTTTACATCAGTATTCCCATAGACTTTCTTCTTAGCAAGAAGTTTTCTTTCTTCAAGTGGTTTCTTCCGGAACGGACCGTCAACATAATCCATGACCAGGATGACATAACGAAGTTCATCCTGATCTAAACCTTTTAATTCCGGAACAAGTTTGACTGCATCCATATTAAGGATGACCTCATAGTTCTTATCAATCTTAAATACTGCCATAATCTTGATTATACATTACCAGTCATCCTCATCCTTAATTGACATAACTGCAGGTCCGTTAGACCTTATAACACTTACTTTTTGTGGAAGACGATTAAGATTAATCATACGTGTTG